ATCCACCTCGATCTCCACGCGGTCCTCGCCGTTGTGGATCGGCACCAGGAAGCGGAACGCGATGCGTGGCGGCTGCTCCTCGAAGGATAGTCGCAAGCGCTTCTCGCGCTCGCCGCTGTCGCTGCTGGTGTCGGCGATCAGCTTGCGAAGGCTGAAGGTCTGCGAGCGCAGGGCCTTCAGTGTCTCCGCGTGTTCGTCCGCCCATGCGAAGAGGTGGGGCACTTGGCGCAGCACCTCGAACGCATCATGCGGTGAGCGGAAGGTGGTGTTGACGATCGTTCTTACGCGGGTGAAGTCCGCGCTCTGCTCCAGAGCGGCGTTGATGCGCGTTTCCGGCACATAGTCACCACCTTCACGGTAGCCGCCGTGCTCGTGGATGCAGAGCACGACATCCCCTGTGGCCGCGTTGGCGGTGATGTGTGTCTCATCCTTCAGCGCCAGGATGACCTCCTTTCGCGACCGGATGTAGGCGAGCAGCCCCGCAAAGGTGGCGCCCTTGATGGTCAGGTCCTTCCGCGCGATAGGCTCTTCGGTGGTGAGGTATCGGTAGACGCCCTCGCCGCCTTCGAGGTGGGCGCCATTCACGGGTGTGCTTTCGTTACTCATGGGTGGGGATGGATGTTTGGGCTTCGCTCGGCTTCATACGACGGGTCAGGATGCGCTCTCCCTTGGAGTTGTACTCGTGGATCTTGTTGTTCCCGAAGTCGGGGTAGGCGTAGATCGTGTCCACCACCTGTGTCACGCCGGTGCGGATGGACTTGGATGCGTCTTTACGGCGCTCCTTGTCAGCTTTCAACTCGTCGTTGTAGAGCTTGACCTGTGCGCGCTTCTCGTCCTCCTTGTCGTCGATGCGGATGGTGAGGTCCGCGATCTCCTGGTTGAGGGAGTTCCGCTCCTCCTCGGTGATCGGACGGGTGTAGGTGTCCGTCCGCTGTGATGGTGCGAGGATCAGTTGATCCATCGGCATGTGGTCCTCGAACACGAGGGCCGGGGTTTCGCGCTGAACGCGCATGGTCGCTTCTGACATTGTTACTGGGTTTTATGTAGCCGCCCAAGGCTTGCACACGGGGCAGGGGTCGAACCTGCTGCCTTCCACCATGTAGGTGGTCGCTCATACCCCACGAGCTACCCGTGTGTATCGCTGGGGCCAGGAAGGCCGATCGGGCACCAACACCCGCGCGGCTCGTTCCCGCACCCCAGCTTTACCACACTTGGAAAGAACGATCAAACCACACTCCCCGCCACGCACAACATCAGCACCAGCACAAGGCACACCAGTTCGCCGTCCAGCTTCTTCATGCCGCGATGCTCATTTGCTCGTTCGGGGGAGGGATCACCACCCCCAGGTATTCCGCCGCGAACCGCACACACTGGTCCGTGTATGCCACGAACTCCTCCGTGCTCAGGTCCGTGGTGCTGCGCACGACGGTGGCGAACTCGCCGTCGTTGTTCAGCGGCCGGTCCTCGCTCAGGAAGCGCACCCGAAGCATCTCGTGCGTTCCTTCACGCGACAGGTCCCAGCCCGCTTCCTTCAGCCCCTGCCAGATCATCCAAACCACCACGCCCCAATAGTACCGGTTCTGTTGGCTGGACCGCGTGGGCTTGGCATCGCTCACTTCGATCTTGATGTTCCTCCCGCGCAGCGCGTCCAGCAGCAGCGCGAATGGCTGGCACTGGAGCTTACCGACCAGGGGCATGAAGCCGTAGACGGTGTGGCGCATGGTCAGAAGGGAAGGTCGTCATCATCCACGTCGGCCACGCTATCCGATACAGGCGCAGTGATAGCCGCAGGAACGGCATTCCCGATCCGTGCGCTGCACACGTCGAGGACATTGGCCTCCAACCAAGAGTTCCGTTTGCCGAAGTCCCACACCATCTCCTCGTTCACCTCTTTTTGTTCTGCCTGCGGCGGGCCGCCCTCGTAGTTGTTTTCCTTGGTCCAGCGGCGGTTGATCTTCATGCCGTCCTGCCGCATGGAAATGCCCTGGTTGTACTTCCCGTTCTCTTCGATGCTGTACGGCGTGAGGCGGACGGTCTTGCCGAGGTCCACGTTCAGGAGGCGTTGCAGGAAGTCGCTCCAATAGCGGTCGCCGCGCTCCAGCGAAAGGATGTACGTCCGGTCGTCCTGTATGTGGATGTCGAGGTACTTGCCGAACTCTGTCACCCGCTTCTCCAACCCGCGGATCCGGCCTTCGATGAAGTCGAACTCCAGTCGGTAGGCATGGTTTCCGTCCTTGTCCAACGCGGGCATCCCGTCAGCCTTGGTGATGAGCTTCGCACCGGGCTCATCCTTGGTGCATCTTTTCGCGATCACCGACTTCTTGCGGCCCTTTTCATCGGTGCTGGTGCGCACCGAAAGGAATGTGTTGTTGCCGCCCTGGTTGTTGTGTCCGAGTGCCATGGTTACTTGCGTTTGTGGGTGAGTTTGTAAGTGGTCAACTGTGGTTTGAGGTTCCCGTTCGCGTATGTCCACATCTGGTGGACGTTCTCGAACATTTTCAGCAGTTCTTCGGTCGGCTTCGTGGCCGTCAGGAATTGCCAGCCCGGGCCTTGAATGATCCCGTCCCGGTAGGTCCGGGTGGAGGCGTTGAGCCACAGAATGGCTGGTTCGATCGGGTGCAGCGCGTCATTGAACAGGCGCGCCTTGGTCCCCGTGCGGCGCAACAGGTTGATGTATGCGGCCTGTTGCATCCAATAGGTATCGTGGATGGCGCCGCTGGTCTTGATGTCCATCAGGTATGTTTTATCCCCGATGGTCAGTACCCTGTCAAGCGTACCGGCGTAGCCCAGTTCGCCGGAAACCATGTTCAGTTCGATGGCGTGGATGTCGGCCGGATGCCGCTCGCGGAAGTCCACGTACCGCTCGAACATCTTCCACTCCCTGAGCTGATAGAGGGCATCCCCGCCGTCACTCATCAGGTTCACCTCCTCCCCGTAGTCATAGCGCTCGGTGAGGTTATGGACAACGCTCCCACGGCGCCCCGCTTCGTCGCGGATGGTGTCCGCGTCCTCCCCGTGCTTTTTGAGCCAGGCGTAGAACTCAGGGCCTTTGGGGTAGGCGTCCAGCACCGTGGTTACGCTGGGCACGAACGAGCCGTCGGGGCACTTGTAGAACCGGCTGTCCAGGAACTGGATCCGGTCGTCCTGGATCTCGTAGTTGCGTCCGCCGATGTTGGTGATGACGCGCGCTTCGGTGGTTTCCATCGTTGGTGTTCAGTTCAGGCTCGCCAGCTTATCCCTCAGTCTCATCCCGCGCTGCGAGTAGTCGAGGTCTTGGGCCAGCATCTGGAACATGGGCATGTTGGCCATGTAGGTGGCGGACGCGGCCGACCAGTGCATTGATCGCAGGTGTCGGCACAGGTCCACGGGGTAGGTCATGGTGCGGCGCGCCGTGTCCGGTCGCTCGTCCACGATCGGCAGGATGGGGAGGTCGTTGGTCATGGCGTCAGCGGGTTAATGCGTCAATGTCGCGGCGCAGCCTGGCGATGCTTTCGGCGAGCGCGCGCGCATCATCCAATACACTATCCCGATTGCGGCGCAGGTCGCCCACGGTGTCGCTATCCTCTCTCCATTCCGCGCGCTCCTTCATATCGTTCCTCCGAGCGCTGTTCTCAGCGGCCATGTAATCGGGCGCGGTGACGTGTTGATCCATCCACACCATGAGGCTGTCCATGATGCGCGTGGCGTCGGTGCGCTCGGCATTAGCGCGGTTCTCGGCGGCCATGCGACCGGCGCGCTCGATATTGTCCACGATCTTGTTGAGGTCCATGTTCAATCGTTTTGGCGTTTAAGTAGACGCTTGGCGGCGGCGGTGGACGGCTCATCCCAATCGCCGCATGCTTCAGCATTTCGGACGAGGCACTCATCGCAGAAGTCGTAGTAACCCGGTACGTGGAAGACGTTCTGAACGGTGCCGCAGTCCTCGCACACGGGCATCGGCTCCAGGTCGTAGGGCGTGGTGCCGGCGTGGTATCTCATTTTGCGCCGTGTGTTGCGTGAAAATCACGGATGACACGGCGGATCAACTCGGCGGCGTTGCCTCCGGTGTGGCGATCGGCGAGCTTGCGCAGGATGTCGCGCTCCTTGAGGGTCATCTTGACCGGGAGCACGTATTGCTTCAATCGGCTTGTTTTCATCGGCTGTTGATCTGGTTAGGCTGCAAATATAGGCGTGTACACGGTATGCGCACGGGTATCGCTAACCGTTCGTCACATTACAGGACGCCAGCCGCGCCGATCTGCTTGGGGGTCATGCCTCGCTGTACTCTTCGGTGAGGAACTTGACCAGCTCCGCGCGGTCGAAGTCGTAGCTCGGCCCACTGTAATCCTTGTTGTTGAAATCCCACTCCAAGCCCTCCAACAGGAACTGCTCGGCCTCGGCATACGTCTCAAAGGTGCCGTGCAGCTTGTTGCCGTAGATCTGATGGTGTGGGTTGGTCCGCACCTCGTAGGTGCCGTCCACCTCCTTGATGCGCCATGCGGCGGCTGGGTCTTCGACGCACTCGCGGAGGAAGTCGCCGAAGGTCTGCTCTTCGATTGCCGCCTCACCGTTCATCTGAAACGCCTTAGGCCAGCACGTGAAGATGCTCTTGCTGAAGTCGGTCTTAGTGCTCATCGTCTTGGGTTTTTGGTTCGTTGATGGCCCAAATATACGTGTATATTCCAGAATGGACCAAATAATTGTCTAACCGTTCGTCACATTTCCGAAAAAAAAGAGGCCCCCACCTTGCGGCAGAGGCCCCCAATATCCAGCGCCCGGCTACTTCAGAACCACCTCGTTGATGCACCACCAGTTGCCATTGGCGGCCGTGCAGGTGATCTTCAGCTTCGTGGTGGTCACGGCTCCCCACGTGGCCGCGCTGTTGACGGCGCCCGTGTAGCTCCCCAGCCGTGACCACGCCGATCCGGTCCAGTAGTCCACCGTATAGGTACGCGGGTAGCTGTTGCCGTAGTTGCCGCTGGAGAAGTTGATGCCCGACACGGAGCGCGAAGCGAAGGACACCTCGCACGCCTGACCGTTGGCCATGCTCTTGCCGCTGATCCAGAAGGTGGAGGAGTTGCCGTCCACGGCGAAGCGGGCCTCCCTAAGTACCCCGGTTTCGGTACCCGTGGCGAAGGGCACGAAGGTCAACACCGACGGTTCCGGCGTCACCGTGCAGGTCTGCGATTCGGCAGGCTTGGGCGCGGTACACGTGCCGGAGCAGGTACACGTGCGCGTCTGCTGGCCGCCGTTGCACGCCCCCCACGCGGTGCAGGACCACGTGCCGGTTTGAGGCGGCGGCGTGCCGGTCACCTTGGTCACGCCTGCCGCGTTGGTGAACAGACCGTCGCCGCTGGCGTAGTGCTCGAAGCCTACGCTGGCGTAGTCGCCCGCACTCGTCCATTTGGCCCCGGTCACGCGGTTGCTCACAAGGTATTGGTATCCAAACCCCTTGGATGTGCCGACCTTCAGGTGTGACTTTTGCCCGGCTCCGCCACCAAGCGTGGGGTTGAGGACGAACATCGCCTCCGGCACGCTGGGGGCCTTGTTGGCGAAGGACGTTGCCCCCACGTTCACGCTGTACTGGCCCTCGAACAACCCCGCTACTTGGCTGCGGGTAGTGTGCCCCGCCGTGATGCCGCCCTCGCACTTCAGCAGTCCCACGTTCACGTTGCCGCCGGGTGCGCCATAGCCGCGATCATGCAGGCCAAGCAGTTCGGCGTTGTCATCCCCGGACAGTGTGGCGATGTTGATGGTGCTGAGGGCCGTCCCCAGCCCGGCGAAGCCGCAGAACTCATTTTGAAATGCGGTGATCGTTCCACAGGTCAACGGCACGCCGCCAACAGCGACGAAGCCGTACTGGAACTCGTTGGCGCGAACTTGGTTCACCCATGTACACTCCCCGGCCCTCCGTAGGAAAAGGCCGATCCGAACGATGCCGTCGCCGAACTTGGCCGGACCACTCAACAGGATGCGCTCCACGCGGAAGCTCTCGTTGTAGGAGTAGTTGTTCGCCCCGTCAAGCGCGCTGTTGGGCGTCTCGAATAGCCGTCGTTCGGTAGCGTTCGATGGCCACCAATCGTCGTCCTTCATCACGAACTCCGTGGCGTGCTGGCCTTGGTCGCTTCCCTGGCCAGCGTACCAGAACGACGATGCGCCTTCCGTTCCGCCCCTCGGAAGCTGTGCGGTCCTGTTCATAAGCCACTTGCCCCGCGCGCCCTTCCAATCGACGAACGAGTAGGTGTTCTGATACCCGCTCTTTAGGTTGTTCGGTGCCTCACCAAGCCACGCGGCATCCATCGCGATGCCCCAGCCGAGGTAAGACTGCCGGAAGGTGGCGTAGCTCATCCCCGCGTTCTTCACGCGCTGCCATGCCCAATACAGGCCGGGAGCCTGCAACGTGTCCTGCCCGGCGGCGTATTTCTCCCCGATGCGCTTGGCCCCGTCAAGGTAGCTCACGTTGTAGGTGGCCGCCACGTCAACGTAGAGGCTGCGAACACTGCCGTCCGGCATGAAGATGTAGCCGAAGCCCGGCACCATCGGAGGCGCCGGTTTATTGCAGCTCGTCCCGATGCCAAGGAAGAGCAGCAGCATCAACAGCACCTTCAGGATCTTCCGCCCGTCGGGCGTCCTATGGTCGCCGCTGGTGGTGCCGCTCCACGCCCCCAGCTTGCGCAGCGCCCCGCGCCATGCGTTGCGCGGCTTGGCGTACCGCTCCTTCACCGTGACCTTCGGCCCAGGGCCAACGTCATCAATGTCGAACGTCCACGGCTGCGTCTTGTGCTTCCCTTTCTTCAGGGTCACCGTTACCGGCGTCTTCTTCTTGCTCATGGGTCTTTGGTTAGAGGTAGTATATCAATGCGGGAACGGTCATCACCGCACCCTCAACAGCGTATTCCAGCGCTCCGGCCAGCTTCCCGAACAGGCCGATGAACAGCGTATCGTACCGGTTGCTCAAACTTACGTAGTCCCATTCCAGTCCGCGCATCCTGTTCAGACTCCACCGGAACACGATCCCGAACGACCCGGCCCACACACCGATCACCGGCAGCGCGAACCACCACGTTTCACCCACGCGCTCACCGATCACCGTGAACAGCGCGGAAAGCACCACGCACACGGCGGCCCGCTCGCTCAACCCGTCGGCATGGTCGATCGCGTTGCCCGCAGCGATCAACGCCGCGTCCTGCCGGGCGTCCATCCACCCGCACGCCGCACCTGTTACGGCCGTCATGCCAAGAATTATCAAACCCATCGCTTCGTGTAGTTCATCCACGTTCCAAGCCAGTAGCCGCCCACCGGGAGCATGCCGAGAACACCCCACCAAGAGAACCCCTGAGCCTCGGCCGCCCCGGTGAGCAGCATGCTGAACAGGTGAATGATGATGGCCACCCACCCGCGTGTCTTCCCGCTCATCCATCCTCCTGTCCGGGGATGTTTGAACCATGCGAACTCCCCGAATGTCAGCGGCCGCAACTCCTCGGACATCGCCTTCACCGTGCGGCTCCCCTGAACGATCACCGTAAGGCCGTAGGGGTGCGCGCCGTCCGTGTGCTGGTATTCCACGGACCATGGGCGCTCCTTCAGGTCCAGGTTCCACATCACCACGTCGTTCGGGCTGTAATTGTTCATCGGGTCAGGTATGCGGTTCCCATTACGCCTATTACCGCTCCGGCCAGCCCCCATATCAGCGGGGAGCGCCTGCGGACTTTCCTCTCCAGTTTCATCGCCCTGTCCGTCTGTTCGATCAGTGCTTCATTCAGGTCGCCCACCAGTTCCGCGTTCGCCTTGTCGCTCTTCCTCGACAGGTCCAGCGCGCTCCGCAGCAGCGCCACCTCGTTCGCCCGCTGGTGCAACTCCCACACGCACCGCCGCACCTCCTCGTTCTTCGCCGCCCGCAGCCCCGCATACCTCCGCAGGTCATCCAACGGGCCAACGACCATTGTATCCCGCTCGATGAGTATGCGCCAACGGCTGTCCACCTGGCCTTGTCCATCAAGGCACAGTATCACAGCTATGGCGGCAAGCAGCCTCATTCCTTCGCCAGCGTGTCTATCACCGCGTTCAAAGGCGCGTACTTCAACGCCTTCACCTTCGCCTCCCTCACCCCTTCCATCGGCGGCAGCACCGCCTTCGCGCTGTCCACCAGCGCCGCAAGGCTGTCAGCCCTCCGCGCGTAGCCCTCGGCCTCTGTCCGCCACCGGTACGCCTCCCGCGCCACGCTGTCGCGCTCCCTTTCAGCTTGCCGCGCCCGGTCGCTTGCCGCGCCATCCACCTCGGCTTGAAATCCGCGAAGCATCGCGTATGCGATCGCAAGGACCAGGATCGCCGTGAGGCCGTGGTTCAGGTATCTCATGGGGTTGGGGTCAGTTACGCCAAGGCGTGTCAAGGTTGCGGATGATGATCTCTGCCTTTCGTGCAGCGCCAATCGCGGCCATAAGCCGGACGAAGGCCACCCGTGAACTGGCGATATCCAGCGTGCCGTCGCCGTTGATGTCCACCGCCTTCAGCCCCGGCGCGATGCAGCCCCTTAGCTGGGTGACGTAATTCGCCGCGTGGATCTTCACCTCCGACCGATCGGGTACCTCCTTCAGTTCCCACAGGTTATCCCGAAATGAAGGCGACCACTCCAAGCGCATCGGATACGTTCCCTCGGGGATGCACGAGGTGCGCGGTTGGTTCCCGCGCCACGGCAACTCCAGGCTCACGCACTCGAATAACTCAACGCCGTGATCCCCGGCGACCAAGATCTTGCCGAGCGTGAAGGTGCTCGTCATCAGGATCCGGTCAAGGTGGATCGTGCGCATCAGCCTTTCTTTTCAGCCTTGCGCTGCTCGCCAGCGGCTTTGATGCCGAGGGCCTGAGATACGCCGTGCGCACCGCCGTACCATACGAAGAACGTATAGGTGAGCGGCTTGGTGAAGCCCAGCACCTCCATCAACTCGGTGTGCATCAGTGAGGCCAGCGATCCCAAGGCCACGGCGTATCCGATGTAATGCGCGTTCGCCTTCACCCACGCCCAGAACTTCACCGGCTCGGTGCGGCTCATCCACTTTCCGTAGAGGTGAAGGCCGAAGGAAATGAGCGCGACGAGGATCATCACAGGTTCCATGCTGGAGAAAAAGTTGGTCAGGATCGTGTTCATCAGTCTTCTTGTTCGTTCGTCTGTTTACTTGGCTTCGGGTACCATGCCCTGTTATTGTTGCTCGTGCGGTCGCGTTCCCGTTCACGCTCCGCATCCCGTTCGATGGTATGCACCCGAACCTCGATCTCGGTGTGGTCCTTCTCATAGCGCAGTAGGTGCGACTGGATCATCTCGTTGGTCTTCGATACCAGCGCGTACGTCTGGATCAGAAAGAACGCGCCAAGCCCGGTCATAAACCGGAAGATCCACGTCATCGCAAGCCCCATGCTCTCCCTCTGCTCGTCGCTCATTGCTGCCAAGGGTGTTTCCGCACGCTCAGGCGACCCGACACATTCGACCTCCCCGCTGGCCTGCGCTTCTCCCCATCCGTTGCCGTATCCCACGCCACGCGGATAGGGTCAGCGGAATCAAGCTCCTTCAGGTAGCTGATCATGTCGTTCATGTGTGCGTCAGCACGCGCCGCAGCCTTCGCCGTCAACACGTTCAGCGTTGACCCCGATACCGTGGAATGATCCTCGTTCGCGCGCTGAAACACGCCGTTCCGATCCGGCTCCGCCCACAGGTCAGGCATGGAATCGGCCTTCGCACGCCATGCGAGAAAATACTTGCAATAGTCATTGTATAGTGTTGCAAGGCCGGTATCGCCACCAAGGGTCGCATCCGTCACCGGATCCGCATCCTCGATCATCGTGTAGAGCGCCACGCCCAGCGCCTGCAATAGCGCGCGCTGCGCATCCGCGATCCCTGAAGACAGCTTGCGATCCTCCACACCGGCCGCCAGCTTTGACAGCGTGCGTACCGTTGCGGGCGCGATGATCTGTGTAGTGTTCCAACTCATGGCGTCTGGATGTCAACGTTCCCGTTCCCATTGCGCGCCACCTCGGCCAGGATCTGCTCCCCATCCGGCCGCGCCTCCAAGCCGGCATCCGCCCGCACCTCGTTCACCGAGCGGCTCAATACCATCACCTTCTCACTCTGCACCGGATCGAAGATCTGAAGGGGCGAAATCCGCGCATCCCATACTGGAACTCCGGCAAGGTTCATGAGCTTCACAAGCGGTGCGGTGATCATGCGCTGCTTACGTGCCACCACCGTGCGTTGCAGTTGTTGCAGCCGGATGGCGATGGCGCGCTCCTGCGATGTTAGTCCGCCCTCGCGGTCGCGCATCAGCAGCGAAGGGATGCCGAAGGTGTCGTAGATCACATCCGCACACCGGTTGCCGATCTGATCCAACTCCCCGGCATGGTTGCCACGGGATAGCTCACGGAAGAACGGCTCCTCCTCCCCGGCGCCCATCGTGAAGACCACGGCACCTTTCCCGCCGCTACCGGTCATGGTCAGGTTCACATCGTCTTCGTGCTTGGCTACCTCTTCCTCCGTACCCTCGAACCGCGTCCCGATGATGACCGAAGGCGTGAAGCCGGTATCGATCTGGGTTCGGTTGTAATTGTCGACTTTCACCCACACCTCCGCAGCGCGCATAGCTCCCATCCAGAACAGGCGGCCGTAGACCGGCTCCAACGGATGGTACTGGCGCTCGAAGATCACACCCTCCTCGGTGCGCATCTTGCCGGTGAAGTCGAACAACTCCACGCCCTCGGGCTTGTACTCGACATCGCTCAGGGCTTTCGCCCAATCCCCAGACCGGTACATCACGGGGGCATAGCCATCGCGCGTCTTTCCCATGCGCCACGCCATGCGCGGTGAATGATCCACGCGCGCTATCTCGCCACCGAAGGCGCGGCGCACGGTCAACGTCAGGCCAAGGCCGTGCGATACATCGTATCCGGCGCGCGCAAGGAAAGCCTCTTCCCCGATCTCGGATACCCATTCCTGAAACCTATCCTGCGCAGCCTCAATGGTCTTTCCGTCCCTATCCACGAAGGTGATCCCCGTGCCAGCGACGAACTCCGATAGCTGCGTAATGGACCGCTCCAGCGGCCCGCAGTTGTCCACCAACTTGCGGAGGTGTACCGGATACAGGTTATCCGTTCCGTGCCACACCCAATCCTGAGCGATGACATCGCGGTCCACCACGGGCGCCACGCTGCTTTCGCGCAGGTAGGCTTTGAAGCTCACCCGCCGCGCCCGTTTAGCCGCTGTCGTTCTCTTCTTTGCCATCTTAAAGGAACGGGGGGCGTCTCCACCCCCCGCCCGTCAACGAACCACCCCAGAACACTACCCCTTACGGATGATCTCGCGCCCGAAGATACGCATGTCGTTCTTCGCCTCGTGCGCCGATATTGCGTCCAAGATACGCGGGTTGGTCAAGTGCACATTCGTGATCTCGAAAAGTCCCGGGATCATCAAACGATCGCCCTTGGCCAGGATCCACGTCACAGCTTTCGGCTTCGGCTCAGGGGGGCGGAATCCCCCCCCTGCCGGTGTAGCCTTGATATCCTTCTCGCCCTCCATTAGCTGGCGACGATCGGCGTGATGGCCGCGATGGTCGTGGCCAGGTCAGTGTCCCAGAAACGCCTGGTCTTCTCGTTCACCATCTCTTCCGAAAGGGTGATCGTCTCGCCCAACGCATCCACCTCCGTGCTCATCGTGTTGCCGGTCTGGGTCAACCCCTCGTTGTAGCCAAAGAAGATGAACTTGTCCCCCTTGGTACGGACGATGGCGCCAAGCTGCGCACCGTTCAGGTCGTTCACGAAGTTGCGCGCCCCGATGCTCAGGTCGGCCAGCGAGAATACCAGCTTGTGCGTGTAGCTCGTGATGCCGGAGGCCGCTTGCAGCTCTTCCGAGGCGACCACGGACCCTTTCTTCGCCACCACCTGGTAGAAGCCCTCCGCACCCTGGAAGTTCACCATCTCCACCGAATCATCGCCCGCCACGGTGAACGTCACGCGGCTGCGGTTGTAGAGGTAGATCGTGTCGTATGCGCCGGGGGTTTCTCCCGGGCAATCCGGGCGACCTATTCCGGCCGTGATGTTACATGCCATGTCGTTGGTAGTTTTTCTTGGTTAGGAAGCCGGACCCCACACCTTCACCGCGTTGCCGGTGAGTTCGCGCCAGCTCACGCCGAACATGCTGCGGAACTTCCACCGGATCGTGTCGTGGTCATCCGCCAGCCACACGTCGAGCGTGTTGCCTGCGGCTTTCAGGTCATACCCGAACACCTGGTTCCCCTTGCGGGACAGGATGATCGTGCTCTGCGGGATCCACGGAGCGGTGATCACCGGGATGGAGTAGCCAGGGAAGTTGAAGGCGCCGAAGGCGTTGTTCTGCAATCCGGCCAGACCGGGAGCGTGCTCAGGCATCGCCAGGCCGTGCAGCTTGGCGTAGTTCTGGCGGAGGTACTCGCGGTTCAGCGGGTTCATCACGATGTAGGCGTTGCCTGCCATGATGTCGGCAGCGAAGTCCGCCCCGCTCACCACCTGCGTTGCCATAGCCGCCTCGATCAGCGCCGTGCAGATGTTGTACACGCCCTGCGTGTCCGTGCCTGCGCTGCCACCGTTCGACGGCGTGGTGGCGCCCACGTTGCCGCCGGTCGGGTTGCTGCTGATGTTGTACGTGCCGAGTACGGCCGCCAACAGTTGATCGTGCCACCCGCTGAAGGTCCAGGTATCGGGCGATTGGTTGCCGATCCACGCGTTGATGTCCACGTTGCGCGAAATGCGGCGCAGCAGGTCACCGATGAGGTGGCTCTGCCAGATGCCGAGGGAAGAGTAATACTGACCGGCGGGCATCCCCAGCGCGGTGAAGTACGTCTCCCACCCTTCGCCATGCGGGCACCAGCTATCCTGCGCCAGCGCCTTGTAAGGCGTGATCGTGCTCTGGGTGATGGTGCTGTCGTTGCCGTTGTCGAAGTCATCGCTGCAAGCCGCGCCATCGGCGAAGCCCACGACGGTGGTCAACTTCGGCAGGGCGCGCGGAACCTTCAGGTCCGGGATCACCATACCCACGGCACGAGCGAAGTCCGCCGCTCCGTTGCCGGGGAAGAGGGCGTCGAGCCAGAACTGCTCGCGGTTGGACTGTTCATCCGTGAAGGCCGAAAGGCCGGAAAAGAGATTTGCCATTGTTGTAGTTTACTTTTTGTCGCGCTCGGCGAAGAACCTGTTCTGGCGCTCGATCACGCTGTTGATCCGCTGCTCTTCCGCACTCATCTCGCGGGTTTCTTTTTGCTCCTCGTTACCGGGCACCACCACCGCCGTACCGGCGGGGGGCGTCACGGCCTTGATCGGGGTCTTCTTCAGGCTGTCCACCTCGGCCTTGAACTTCGCGGCCTCCTCGCGGGCGGCCTTCACCTCCGTATCCAGCGCCTCTTTCGCGGCGATGGCTTCGGCGTTGATGCGCTCGGCCTCTTCCTTGGCGGCCTTCAGCTCATCGCGCTCCTTGGTGAGGGCTGCGATGCTGGCATCCAGCTCGGTGATGCGCTGCGCGCCATTGGCGTCTATCTCCGCTTCGGGGATCTCCACCGTTACCTCGCCACCGGTGGCGATCGCCCCGATGTTGTCGATGGTCCGCGCTACCCTCACTTTGAAGGAGCGGACCTGTTTGTTTTCGCTCATGCTGTTGATCTTTGAGTAGGCCGCGATGCGTGCGCCCAGTTCGATGATTCCGTCGAAGAAGCCCTTGTCCACCGCCTCATCGGATGGCATGAGCCGATCCTGCTCCATGAGCTTGCCCACGGCGGATGGCGTCATACCGGTGCGGCGCGCGAAGAGGCGCACCTGCTCGGCGTTGATGGCGTCGAGGATGTTGCGCTGTTCCTTGTCCAGTTCGCTGTCCGCGATCGCCACGCCGTCGCTGTCGAAGGCGCGGGCCTTATGCACCAGCGCGAAGGCGCCGGATGAAATGTAGGCGCGGGCGCAGGCTGCGGCGATTATCATGGCGGCCGATGAAGCGTTGCCGTACACGCGCGCCTCGGCGGTGATGCCGTTGGCGGGGTTGCTGATGTAGGCCGCTACGGCGTTGCCCCCGAAGGCGTCACCACCATCGGAGAAGATCGAAATAGCTACGGTCTGGCCACGGTAGGCGGAAAGCTCGTCTATACATAACTGCGCACTCAGCGCGGTTATCTCACCGAGGATGCGTACCTCTGGGAGTTCCTGAAGGACGGCGGCTTTTGCCATATCACAGGCAAAAAAACCGCCGACGGGGTACCGATCACGTAACGGTCACTTACAAATGTGCATGATGCCCTCGCGGCTCACGCCCCATTCGTCCGATAGCTCAAGGAGGATGGCGGTTTCGCGTCGGCTATCAATCCGCATTTGATGGAAGTATTCCGACCGCAAGACGTAGCGCCGTGCCAGCACATCGTCAAGCACGCCCATCACGACGAGGTGATCCAGCACGCGCCCGGCCTCCTCGCCGTAGATGGCGACGATCCGCCGCCGTGCATCCGCCATTGCTTTGCTCATGCTCGTGCCCTATCGCGCACACGGGCTACGCGGCCCTGTTCCTTGTTTATGTCGGTCACGCGTACGATCACCTCCTGCCCCAGCGTTTCCGCCAATACGTTGCTGTTGTCCACGCGCACCACCGTCTCCGGGGATGCCTGCGCAGTAAGCGGAACAATGCCGCCGGTTGCGAATCCTATGGGCATGGTGGACCGCATACCCTGCGACACGCGGCCCATTCCGGGAACTCCGATGCGCGCGAAGATGTCCGGCCCGGCGATGCGCTGAAGGGTTGCCTTCTGGCGCTCGTTCAGGATCACCTCCCCTACGTATGCGGTGATGAGCCTGTTGTCGCCATTGGCGCGGCGGATCACCTTGCCGTGGTGCGGCTCCACGCGCCCGCCCTTGCCCGAAGGTGAGCGCTTGACCTCCCCACCAGTGGCGAACCCATCCGCACTTGCTGCGCTGATCGATGCCGATGCCTTGGCCATTGCCGCCACCACTGCGGCCACGGCGAGGGCGATGCGTGCCACGAGGGTGTACGGGTCCCCAGCCGCCGAACTTGATACCGCCTTGGCGATCGCCGCTGCCGTCTGCACAGCGATGGTGAGGATGGCGATGGCGCGTTCACGCTTCGCCGTTCTGATCGCCAGTTCCTTCTCCTCGCGGTCCCGTTCGGCGCGCAAGGCCGAAGCATCGTTACCGGCCTCCTCCTCTGCACGGATGCGGCGGTCGATCTCCGCGATGCGCTTATTCGTGGAAAGGGTATCGATGTCGTTGATGCTCTGCGCGATCTGTGAGAATGCACCAAGCACCTGGTTCAGTTCGTTCTCCTGCGCTGCGGTTTGCTCACGATCCAGCCTTTCGAGTTCCGCGTTCAGTTCTTCGCGGCTCTTTATGATCCCGGCGGCGTACTTCTGTTCCAAGATCATCCGCTCGTTGTCGAAGTCACGGATGCCGCGTATCTGATCGATGCGGAACTGATCCTCCAGGTCGGCCAGGTTCTTGAGTTGCGCCTTGCGTGCGGCTTCGGGGTCGAATGAACCGCGATCCACGCCGAGGTCCGGCTGAATGATCCCGATGCGGCGCGGCGTAGCGTCCGCCAGCTTTTGCATCTCAGCCTCCAGGGCGCGCAACGTCTCGCCGGTGATGTCGCGGATGGACTTGTCCAGTTCGTCGATCTGCGTTTGATAGGTGGCGAATTGCGCGCTGTCCGTGCTTTGGGCCTGTTTCGCCTTCAGTTCTTTGATGCGCTCGGACAGGTCGGCAACGCTGCCGGCCACGTTGGAAATGGATGCGGCCACCTTGCCGCTGCTCTTCACTTGTTCCTCGTCACCTTCAACCGCCGCTGCTGAGGCGTCACCCTCCACGGCCTTCTTCCGCTCCGCTTCTTCGATCGCCGCCTCGCGCGCCTTGACCACCTTTTTGATCGCGCGCACCGTTTCATCCGCTGCGGCACTTTCAGCGCGTGCGGCGTTCGCAATAGAAAAGAGTTCAGCCTGCCGTGAAGAGTTCGCACCCTTCGCCAGTTCGCTATTCGCCCGATAGTAGGCGAGGCGCTTCTGTTGCGCCTCTTCTTCGGCGATGCTCAGGGCCACGTTCGTCTGCCGAAGACCGCTTACCGTATCCGCGTATCCCTTTGCCGCGTCTATCGCCGCCACATAGTCCACGCTGATCTTCTCGATGCGCTCCACAACCGGCCCTGTAAGGTCTTCGGCGAATCCAGCGCGCGCCGCCTGTGCGAAGTCACGCGCTGCGTTTGCCGCCTTGTCCGCCGCCGCCTCCGCTTCATCCACGCTGGCACCGAGGGCGATGGCCTGCGCGCGCGTGATGTCGAATATCTCCTGCTGGGCGTCCGAGAAGTCGCGGGACAGGTTCTGCAATAGCTGGCGCGCGGCCTGCGCCGCACCGCTGAAGACGCGCGATATTACCCCCTCGCCCTTGTCAACGGATAGTATGAACGCATCCCACGCGGCCCCCAGCTTGTCGAAGTCACCCGATACGCTGCTGAGTTGTTCGGCGGCCGTGCGGATAGCAAAGCCCGAATCGTTCACCGCCTCCGTGTACTTTTCGATGCCCTCGCGCCCTTCTTCATACAGGATGTTGGCCACGCGTAGCGCATCCTGCCCGAAGATCATGGCCAGCGTCTGCGTGCGTTGCGCTTCCGTCACCCCGGCGAGGCCCTGCCGAAGGTTGCCAGCTATCTCTGCAAGGGATAGGAACTCCCCTTTCGCGTTGGTCACTTCGATGCCGTACCTCTTCATGGCAATGTGTGCCTGCTTGGTGGGGTTCTCCAAACGCACCAAGGCGCTGCGCAGGGAGGTACCCGCGTCGCTGCCTATCAGTCCCGCGTTGGCGAATGCCGTCAACCCGCCGATCGTCTCATCGATCGAAAGCCCGAAGCCGTTGGCCACGAGGCCCGCCTGTGCCATCGCCTGCGCCATATCTTCAACGCCACCCTGTGCGATGTTCGCGCCTTTCGCCAGTAGGTCCGATACGTGTGCCGCATCATCACCCTCAAGGTTGAACTGCGCAAGGGCCGACGCCATGTACTCCGCACTATCCCCCACGGCGATACCTCCGGCAGCGGATAGGGCCATCGCTGCGGATAGGGCGCCCCCGAGGATCGTTGCCGTATCCAGACCCGCCTTCGCCAATTCGGTGAACCCCTCGGCGGCCTCCTTCGGCGTGCGCCCCAGGCTCGGGCCGATGCGGATAAGCGATTCAGCGATGGTATCGGCCTGCGCTGCGAACTCATCGCCCAGCGCACGGATACCGGCCATCGCTTGATCGAACTCCAATACCGTATCGGCAGCATCACCGAACACACGCCCAACAGCGGCAACCGCAGCAACGGCGCCGAACATCCCCAGCGCGTAGCTCTTGAGGTTGCTGACCGCACCCGATAGGGCCTTGCTTTGCTTTTCGATCCCGCTGTTGATGGACGCCACCCCCGCGCGGTACTGCTCTGCCGTGATGCGGCCCTCGCGGAACTCCGTGGTGATCCTGTCCACCTTCCCGTTCAACTCCCCGAGCTGCGCACTCGTCTGCTGCGCCTCACGCCCGATCGCGTCGACCTGCTGCCTGTACTGTTCGGCCGATATCTTCCCGTCGCGGAACTCTGCCGTGAGCCGGTCCTGCGATGCGCGCAAGTGATCCAGCCGCACGCTCAGTTGACCGATCACGCCCGTCTCCTTCAGCGCCGCTACCGTGGCCGATGTGAGCACATCGCGGAACCGCAGCCCCGCATCCGTCAACCCCGATACATCGTTACGGGCCTCGCGGAACTGTGCCGACAACCCCGAAAAGCTCTGCACCAAGTCCGCGTTCGTCTTCTTCAACTTCACGCGGTCCTCGTTCAGCCGCCGCAGCCGTGCCGCCTCCTGCTCCGTAGCTTCACCGCTCTCCTCGATCTTCTTATTCAGCGCATCGCGCTCCTTCGCGTTGTCGCGTAGCGCCTTGTTCGATGCGTTCAGTTCCGAGCGCACGTCCACCAGCGCGGCGTTCAGCGCCTGGAACTGCTGGCGCGTGTTGCCCTCTTCGAGCCTTAGCGAAACTACGATCTCGTCTGCCATCGGATCAGAGGGGTATCAATTCACATTCGGTGGATTCATCGATCCCGAAACGCTTCTGCTCAATGCGCGCGATATGGTACCAATGGGATGCCTCCCCATCGTGTACCTCCACCGGCTGACCGAAGTCTATGTTCGCCACCTCATCGTCGCCGATGCGTAGGTAGATCACCAACGACTGCCCGAGGCGTATGCGCGAAATGGTCAGGGAGTGGAACAAAGCCACGCATCCCGGAACGGCTGAAACCGGATCAGGGCCGAAGCCGATGGAAGTGCCCTCGCGCCCCGCAAGGTTGAAATACGAAAGCGGCCATCCCTCCTGGTCAACTCCGTCGTGGGTCCATCCGTCAACAGGAACACCACCGGGTTCGGGTATCACCCCGGCCTTCCCTGCCCAATATAGGATGCGAGGATTCCAGTCCAGCCTCGTTTGAGGCGTTCCGTCTTCCTTTTCATATCGCAGGCGCGGAATGGAAATCCCGTCTTCATATGCGCCCATTGCGGTGGCTGCGAATGGACTGGAAACCTTCACTTCCTTGCCGTCACCACCGATCTCCTCGATGTGCCCGCCATAGCTTCCCGATGGATCCCCGGCCGCAAGGCGGCGCAACGTCACGTCGTTTTGATCTTCACGGAACTCCATGACCACGCGCGATGGGCGCGGGGCCTGCGTTCGCACCGGAGGCTCCGTGTGGTCCTCCTTGCCGAGCCATGATATCCCGCTTCCGATGCTCTTATAGAAGTCCCGGCCGTCCATCACCTTGACCGTGCGCGTGGCATCGTCGGAAATGAAGACAAGGCCACGCGCCTGCACAATGCCAGTGAGCGCATCCATAACTGTAAGGTCGGGTGCGAAAGACGAAAGCTCGTATTCCCCATCCTCAGCATACGGTAGATCAACGATCCTGAAGTCAACGCGCGAGCTATCCAGGGTCATCAGAATCACGTCGGGATACAGCGGATAGGTATCGTAACCGTTCACGAACATGTGAACGCGAAGTTCCTGGCCCGTGGTCAGCGATACCGCCGGAAGCGTTACCGTATGGTCCCCGATGGTACCGTGCGTTGACATCGGCGCAATTATGCCGTTACTCTCCTCGAAGGTTCCGCCGACAATGAAGTAGCGAAGGCCGAATGTGTTGGGTCCGCCATTGATCGTCAATAGCGATTGCGTGACGGTATACTGAACGGTAATAGATACCGTACAGGCGAACGGTGCAACGAAGCTGTTGTTGTTCACCCCTATGTGCCCTGTGGGGTCTTCCCACGTCAATGCCGGTTCAGGCAATACAGGGAAGGACGCGTTACCAAGTGCCGCGAACACGGCCCATGATGCGGGTATTTCAACGGGGCCGCCACTGGACACCACGCGGTTGTCATAGATCCACGATTCAGGCGGAACGATGTTATTATCGCCGCCAACGAACGGCATGATATAACGATCGATGTGCGTGGTCAGTCCGCCCACCGTTTCCATGCTCCACCCTATCTCGGAAAGCGCATGTCGAACGGCGTGGGCTATGCGTATCGCTGGGCGCAATTCGTCAACGTCCGTGTTGATGTGCGCATTGAGGGACCACCCGAAGTAATCGATCAGCGGGAAGCAATACGGAAGGTATGGGTCAGCATTCACCGCATGTTGAAAGTCCGCCGTGAGCGGCCCCACATAGCCCGGATCACCGAAGTCGATATCTGACAGCCTGCGCGAACTGAGGTGTTCGATCCACGAGGCGTTGCCGTTCACGCTTTGCAATACGTACCCATCCGGAGATGCTTCGGCCGAGAAGATCCTGCCGATCCAGTACATGTGGCCTCCCTGTCCTATGCGCAGCAGCTTTTCGGGGCCAACGATCTCGGTCATTCCACGCCCGCCAAGGGCCTGCCGTGCTGCATTCGTCGCAGGGATGTTTATCGATGTGGAGTGCCCGCCGGAAACGGATCCGATGGTGAAGGGGTCGCCAATGGAATAGGTGAATCCAGGTATTTCGTCCGGGTCCATATCCACCTCTATGCCATCTATCTCCGCTCTCATCGGCGTTGGCGCGTTTCATCCACCCCGAGGCGCCATTCCAGCGCGAAGCGTGAAGAGTTCTCTCCGGCGTCGAACTCCGAACTCTCGATCAGCACCGGCGTGAACTGCTCACCGTCCGGCATCTTGCGCAGGCGGACATCGGCGCTGGAGAGTATTGCATCCATAAGCCAGCGGGCCGTCCACTTGCGCTCCGTGCGTGTGGAGGCCGAATAATACTTTGAGAGGTCCACCTTCCAAATGCGGCGGTCGTGATCCCCGGCGATCGAAGGCTTACGCCTCCTATTCAGCTTGGCCATCTGCGTACGGTCAACGCTGTTGGTCCGCGATACCTTGCCGTCCACGGTGTACTGATCCACCGCGCCGAGTTCGTTCAGCGCGTAGAAGCGCGTCCCGGCCTCGCACCGGTCATCACGAACGAACCAGATGCGCTCCAGGTATTGCACATCTTGCGTAGGATTCCACATGCTCACGCACCACCGCTCGGTCGTGTCCGGCAGGGCCAAGGCTTCGGCCGACGCGTTCAGGATCCACGAGGATTCCGTTGCCGTCAACGTGATCTGATGGTTCGCCGTTCCGGTGCCGCCGCCCTGCGTCCACCACTGCACGCGGATCCAAGGCATGTGCTGCTTTCCCCAATAGAGGAAGGCGATCCAGCAGGGGTCGGTAAGCGATGCCCGCTGCGCGGTATCCCTATCCACCACAGTGCCGCCCTGCCCGGGGTTGTGCGTTAGCCAGCGCCGCGTGTACGGAAGTATCGTGACACCGAACGGCGTCAAGTCCTCCTCCCATGTGCGGTCAACGGCCTCCGTGTACTCGTTGTCGTGGTGATATTCACGGACGCTGTTCACGATGGCCCTTTGCTGCGACGTCACCTCGAAGCCCTTGTTGAACCATGTGAAGACCCAAGTGCCGTCATCTTGCAGCACATCGTAGCCTTCGGTGAACCTGATCGTGTAGCGTTGAGTTATGTAACCCTCGGCGCTGAACAGCGCGAGCAGGCCCTCGGAATCGTCGCACAGGTCGAACACGTCGAGGAAGGTCCGCTTTGCGAGGTCGCTCACGTCGAGGTGAAAGAATCCGTCCGATCCGGGTAGCAGGCGGTACTTCACCGGAGGGCGTCCGTTCATCGTCACCTCAGCGATCACCACGTAGTTGTTGTAAACCCGACGCATGTTCGGACCGAGCATGTTATCGTTCCCTACCCAGGGTGCATTGATGGGTACTTCGCCATTCACCACAGGTCCGGTGATGATCCACTGACCATCGTATGCCCCATCTGCTGACCCTTCGATCGTTATACGCTGGCCCGACACCATCCACGGCTCAACGTTCGTTGACACATAGACCACCACGCCACCGTGCGAAGCACTGAGGTAGATCTGCCACACCAGCACGATATCGGTGGGCAGGTTACTGACCGGCGACAGGTCAGAGGCCACCACGGTCTCGTTCGGCCCGTAGGCCGAAGAAAGGGGCGTCGGGTATTGCGTTATATGCAGCATCCTATGCGGTCCATGCGACGATCGCGCGCACCGTGGTGGACGTTGTTTCAGCAGCGATGGCGAAACCCGAGAAGGCCGCCGCCATGTCCGTGCTGAAACGATGCACCTCCACGAACCTGCCGGGCGGGATCACCATGTGGAGGAAGCCGCCGTTCTGGAATGATACCAGCGCGTTGTCATCCCCGAGGTTCACCAGCAGGATCGCGGCGATGCTCCCGTTATTCACGGCGTCGAACGGGAAGGTATCCGCCGAGGTCGTTACGTTGTGGTCGCTTTCGCTCACGTAGTTCACCGCGAAGGTCGCGGCGTGCGTCAGCGAATGGGTTTCGTTGTCATCCGTCTCAGCCGATGCGCTGTGCGAAATGTTCAGTGTGCCTCTCATGGTGTGTACTTGTTAGCTGGCGGCCTCCCATACGGCGAGGATCGTCACCCCGCCAGTGTTGGGGCCGGATGCGTGTACGGTGTTCATGATAACGCCGAAGCCCCCGATATCCACGTTCGGGGGATCCAGCGCCGCATCGATGCCCACGTTGTTCGTGGCGTCGGAATGGATAACCGTCGTTGCGGGGTTGGTGCCTACGAACACGCGCGCGTCGTTCGACTTGTCCGTCACCAGGATCTTTGCCGCGCCATTGCAGGCGATGATGAGCATGTTCGGAATCGATCCAAGGGCGAAGGTGTCATCCTCGGGGATGTTGTTGAGGTCGATGCGCGTGACCCGCGTTACGGTGTCCGAGGTATAGGTGAAGGTGCGCGAGATACGCGCGCCATTCACGGACCACGCCCACGTCACTGTGTGCGATAGGGATCCCATGTCAAGTCGTTTTGTTCACGATGTTTAGTACCTTCTCACGGATCAGATCCGCGTGCCGCTCCTTCACGCCGGGTAGCTTCTGCTCTTCAAACGCCTTCACCTCGTCAAGGTAGATGTTGGTGCGCTTGCGGCGGAAGTCGAATGATCCGAATTTGCCGATGTTCGTTGCCACAGCCCACGCGTTGACATTCAGGCCACGGGATTCGATCCACGCTTTGATCGGCGCGATCGGTGGGCGCCTCCCCGGTCCTCGTCCGTTGCCTACGTACTTCCATTGATGCGGTGCCAGGAGTTCGGCCGTTGCGGAAAGGTCGCTCGATGAACGCACAAGGACGCGTGTGCCGCGCAGGGTCTTACCGCTGGCCAGCTTGCCCCGGTAGCGGTATGCCTCCCCGATCGCGGAGAGCAGGTCGTTGAAGGCGTCGGTGGCGATGTCACGTGCGGTCATAACGCCCACTTGTTGCGTAAGTAGCTCGTGACCCTCCCGCGCGTTGCGGCATCGTGCGCCGCGTTGTACAGCAGCAACTCCGCCACGCCGCCCACCAGGTCAAACGAGGCGTTGCCGCTGCTCACTGTTATGCTCGGACTGTCCGTGTTGCTGCTGCTGCCTGTGCTCGCCAGCGATCCGCTCCCATCACTCACTCCGTCAAGGTATTGGGTAATGGTGCCAGCCGCGTAGTCCTGCACCACCGTGGCGAAGTGCCAGCCCGTGCCGAGGTTCGCCGACCCCGTCACCGTTACCGTGCTGTCCCCGTCAAGGCGGCGGCCCTGCGAACTCAGCTTGTTGCTGGTGAGGCCGCCGTACATGGCGAGCCTCGTCACTCCCCCGCCGCCTGTCAGCACCAGCAGGTTCTCGCGGCCGCCCGTTGGCGCGCTGGCGTGCTTCCATACCAAATAGCAGGTAAGACCTGAAACGTTCTTGCCGATGGCCGTGGCGCTGCTTCGACTCAGGTAGTCCGGCCCGCCGCCGTAGTAGGACAGGTTGCGCCCGTTCAGCGTGCCCGTGTAGTCCGGCCTATTGCCGCTCGTGGCCTGCGTCAAATGATACCCGTTCCCGCTCTTGTCGTTGGCCTGCGATATGCCGCCGGTGCCCGTGGTGATCGTGGCGGCGTCCGCGAAGTCGATCCACAGGGCAAGGTTGCCCGGCGTGCTCGGGTGCATCACACTCCCTATTATGGCTATGCGCTGGCTGCTCATACCTCGTAAAGCACGCTTCCAGCGGCCGCGTATGTGGTTCGCTTGAAGGACACCCCGGATGCTCCAACGGTGAATGGCGGCGCCGCGTAGGAAGATCCGCCGTCCACGCTCACCGTGATCGTCCCGTTCGTTCCGGTGTTGCTCACGTAGGCGAACGTCTGCCCTTGGTATTCAGCAGGCAGGACCACAGGGATGGTCTCGTCGTTCCCGGCGGCCCACGATGCGGTGATCCCGCGCGTGGTGGTCACGTTAGGAACCGTGTTCGCGATCAGGTTGGCCAGCGTGACGTACTGGCCTGTGCCCACGCCGTCGCGTGTCAGTTCCCGGCGCGGCACCTGCGTGGCCGGGCGGAGCGTGCCGCTGGCGAACTCGGTATAGCTCGCTGCGGTCACCTGGTCCGCGTTCGCCGCGTCCTTGTACTTGATGACGCTCTCCGGCAGGTTGGCGACGGAGTTGCTCTTCACGGCCATGATAAGCACGCTGGCATCCGTGCTGTACACCGTACCGTCGGGAGCGATGATCACGTCGCTGTCCCCGCTGGGGATGGACCCGCTCGAAATGTCCACACCGGCCGTGTCCCGCAGCACGTAGTCGGCATCCGGCGCTATCACATCCACGCTGTCGCCCGGGTGGATGGTCACGGATGACAGCGTCGTGTCGCTGCTGTTCTTCAGCACGGCGGTGGCGTCCGGCACCTCAACCTTCGCCTCGTAACCGCTGGGAACGGCTATCAGCGTGCCGATAATCCCGTCATCCGCGTCCTGCAACTGGACCATCGTGTCGGGCACCGGCACGTTCGACGCCACCCCGCTCGGTGCGTTGTGCGTTCCGATCGTCTGTGACGCCGTGTTCACGAGTGTCAACGCAGCGTCGGCGATGAAGATGTCAGCGCTGTCTCCGCTGGGTATGCTCTCGGTTTCGAGCACGGTGCCCGCGCTGTTCTTCACGACAGCCGTAGCGGGGTCGCACGGGCCACCGCCCTCGCACAGCGTAGCCTCAAAAGGCGTCATGGCGGGAAGGACAACCTCGGCCCCGTCGCTGTCCGTGTGCGTGACGTCAGGCAGCTCCAACGTTGCGCCCGACGCTACGGTTTGCATGTAGCTGTCGTCGCTGTTGGTGACGGTGGCCGCATCGCAGTCCGCCGTTTCGCTCGGAATGCCGTCGAAGTAGCCCGCCGCACATTCCGCAGCCCGCACCGTGACATCGATCCGAAGGTTCACCCCGGTGAGTTGCGTGGTGTCCTCATCAATGAGGGGCGAAAGCGTACCCGCACCGATCCTTTCGATGTTCACCACCTCTCCCATGAACAGGGTATCCCCGTTCACGTAAAGGTCGATGAACCGTTCAAGGCACCGCTGCGCAGCGATCGCCATGTCGCTATGCGTTCCCGTTGCCGTGTCCGCCGTCCGGTCGCTTGCCGTCTGCCCAAGGAACAGGATGTTGACCTCAAAGGTCTGGTCATACGCCCCCGTCCCTGCCACCCACTGCACCGTCACGCGCGGCATGGCCCAGAACGCGCGCGGCAGCTCCAGGTCCACGCTGCGGTCCTTCACCTTCTCCGGCTCCAGGCTGAAGCCGATGGCGAACTCATCGTAGGTGGTGATGATGGCCTCCCAAATGGCGGCCAACGTCTCGGCGGTCATGGCGACGAAAGTACGGAGGGCATGGTATAGCCTCCTGTAAGTCGCTCTTACCTCTTAACAGGCAACGGTGGGGCTGTGAGCTTCTGGAACTTGCGCGATGTCCACACGCTATCCCTGCCCCGGTCACGCATGTAAGACAGCACTTCGAGAACGTGGAAGATGGGGTACTCCGTCACGTCGGCCCGCTCCCCAAAGGCCGCACGGATCACGGGCATAGCCTCGGCCGCTTCGATCAATGTTCCGATACCTCGATATCGTGTGCGGAACTCTTCGCTGTGCGGGTGTGTGCCTGCTGAATCCGCGTGTGGAACGCCTGGTACCGCAGGGCGGTGACGCGCTGAAACTCGGGCGATCTCGCGAAAAAAAAAACGCACATCGCGAAGGCATCAGCTATCGTGGCGCTGCGCATGGCCTCCACCTTCGCGGCATCCGTCCCGCCGTATTGCTTGCCCTCTTCAACGAGCATGAACGCCAAGGCCTCGGCGCACAGGTCCGCCTCGTGCTCCGGTGCGCGCCATGCCTCCCAATCGACGAACTGCCCAAAGGTGCATTCTATCTCCACGTCGTGTGGCACGCGGTATGTCTTCCCGCCGATGGTGATGCGGCGCGGGGGCTTGGGTACTTCGTCCGTCCCGGCCATGTCAGCCTTGAACGCCCCGGATAGGGCGATGGCCTTGCCGAGTTCACCCCAGACTACCTCCATGATCCGACCGATGCCCTTCACGCTGACCTTCGCGGAGAGTTCGTCCACCGGTATCCCCGTGAAGATCGATACCCGCGCGTAGGTGGCGTCAAGGATGTCCTCTTCAACCATCGGGGTGAGGCGGCGCCAGTCGCCGAGGGTCAGCTTCCGGTGATCCAGCACCGTGACGCGCTGCGTGGTGCCGTCCGTGTAGTGCAGGTCAAGTTTCATTTGTTGAAGTGGCGTTTCAGACCTTCCTCGTAATAGCCGCGCCGGATGGATATGCCGCGCCGCCTGAAGGAGGAGGCCATCGTGGATGCTCCGTTGATCGTGCTCTTGACGTGGATGGGGATGGGGTCGAAGAGGTCAGGGGATCGCCCGAGGAGCCGCTTCGCCTCGTCCTTCGGCGCTATGCGCCATGCACCCGCCGGTGTCTGCCCCGCGCTGCGCAGGCAAGCGAAGATCTCCGGCTCCAACTCCTCGCGGTGCGCATCGTCCTTCAGCCACATGCCCCGCGCGTTGATCGTGTCGGCGGCAAGGAAGTGGCACTGATCGCGCAGCCGCTGGTAGCTCATCTTCTTTCCCTTTTCCGGCACGGGTGCTGAACCGCCCGTGTAGGGGATCGCCCCCTTGAGGTAGCCGCGAAGGTAGGTGCCCAGACCGTCCGCATCGTAGCTTATCTGTGAAAGGCCAGCGCCATGTTCCTTGGCCTTCTGCCGAATGATATCCTCCACCTCCGACGCGGATCGCTTATTCCATACGCATACCTCAACCATCACCATGCCGCGCCAGGCCATCACGACGAAGCGATCGGATCCATGCAAGGCGATGTCGCAGGTCAGCGCCGGGGGGCCTTCGATCACATGGCTGTTTGTCCACAGGTCAGCCACCGCGCCGCGTTGCACCAGAAGGTTCGGATCGGAGGACCCTTCGCAGAGGTAGAGCGCCTTGAAGATCGGATCGGGTAAGGTGTCGCGCGCCGTATCAAAGTCCTCCTGCGCCATGATACCGGCTTTCACTGCCTCCCCAGCGGGCGTCTTCCAGTACCGGAACTTCGGGGTCGAGGCCATCTTCCTCGCCCACGCATGCCATTCGGTATCGTCCCCCTGATAATTGCCGATGAAGGTGATGCGTGCGCCGGTCTTGTTGGCCACCGAGAGCAGCGCAGGCCATAGGGCGATGCGGCACCGTGTGAACTCGTCCACGATGATGTGCTTCACGTTACGGATCCCGAAGAGGTGATCGGGGTGCTCTGCCGTCTTGTAGCACAGGACACCACCGCCAGGCGTGTGGATCTCGCGCAGGGTGTCTATGCACCGGTATAGCGTCGAAAGGCCCGCATCCTCAATAGACCGCTTCACGTTCTCGTACACCGCCCGCGCCTGTGCGATGGTCGGTGAGCACCACCAGAACTCGTAACCGTTGGCGTCCTCCTTGTGCGCCTCCGCGAATAGCTCAGGCTCGAACACGTAGGTCTTGCCCGTGCCGGTGGCCCCTTCGATCACCCTGAAGCGTGACCCGTCCCGCACCCACTCCTCTTGGAAGGGTTCCAGCACCGGCATATCGACCTCCACCTCCATCATTCACCGCGATTACGGCGGCGCTTCTTCTCGGGTTGAACATCCGGCCGCACCACCTCGCGGTGTGGTAATAGGCGGTTACGGGGGTTGTCGATTATGTACCACCCGAGCTTCAGGTAGTAATCGATCTGCTCGCTTCCCTTGGCCACACGTCCGCCGTTGTCGGAGTGCTCCATGAGCGCCAGCTCCTTCGTTATCATTCTGGGGTAAGCCATGTCACCACTTTTTAGCCGGGCAGATGGCCCGACGGAGTTTCACTTTCAGGGGAAGGAAGCAGCCGCAGGGCTGCACGGGAACGCCGTCCACATCCACCACCGATGGCGTGAGGGCGTCAAGGATCAGCGTGCCGCAGGAAGATGTGGACGCGCTGAAGACGGGGCAGGCGCGGCATATGGCCATGCGCCGCTCGGACACGGCGGGGATGGCATCGCCACCGTTCACCGGGGGCAGGCCCACGGACTTGCGCAGGATGTTCAACGCCTCGGTGTGGCACGAGTGGCACCCCTTGCGCTTGATCCTGTGATCGAATATGGCCAGCAGCAGCGCCTCAGCCCTTCGCAGCCGTTCGGGGCCGCCCCAATCGATGTGCTTAGGCCCCCAGACCACGCCGAGGACGATGCCGTGGATCTCGCGCGCCTGCTCTTCAGTAGGCATTCGGGTCGCGGATGGCGAGGATATCATGTGCGTCGGTCACGTGTGAAAGGGCCTCTTCGGGGGTGATCTTGGTGGAGTGACTTGTCCATGTGCGGTAGGGCCAGATGTTGCCGGGTGTCTTCACGTCGGTGACGGCGATGTAATCCAGCTTGGGGAGGTGAAGGGATGCGTAGTGGCGAAGTAGGCCATGTGACGCGGAATCCAGGCCTGAGCGTGCGTTAGGTGGGAAGAGCGGCGTGCCTCCCATGCGGTCGATGATCGTGCGGTGTATGGCACGTCCCGCGCCGAAGGGGATGGATCCAGTGGTCCGCGCACTTATGACGCACGCCTCCCCCGAGGGGAGGTCCACCATCGCCAGCTTCGGAGGGAAGGTGTAGGGGTGCTCCCCTTGGCGGATGTAGTCGATCCACTTGGGGTGCGCGAAGTCATCGGAGGGCAGGATAATGAAGGCATCCGCGTCCGTGTGCATCGCGGCGTACATGGCGGCATTGTGCTTGTCCCCCAGCGGCATGTTGTCGCTGAAGAGGACCGTGAAGCCGAGGTCATGAAGATATGCTGCGGTATCCTCCGCGCTGGGGTCCTGATCCGCGTGGGATAGAACGGCGATGCGGTGATCGATGCCGAGCGATGCGGTGTGACGAGCGAAGGCGCGCGTGATGGCTGGCCTCCCGTGGCAGCACGTTACAGAGGCCAGCTTCAGGGACATGGCGGTATGGGGGCTATTTGGAGGGCAGGATGCACAGCGAACAGCATCCCGCGTGCGGTGCGTTCACAGGGGCGGTCCTTGTGGTCTTCGGTGATGCGCCACCCGAGTTCAGTCAGGCGCTCGCGTAGATAGGCGGGCCCCTCGCACATGGGAAGGCCCATTTCGGAGGACCGGGTATCGTGGGCTGCGATGATCCCGGTGTGATCGTTGGCCAGCAGCACGTCGAGTTCTTCGGCCACGCTTCGTAGGTCGTGCGCACCGTCAAGGAACACGAGCGGTGCGCGGCTATTCTTCAAGAAGTCAACGCCGCGCATGGCGTGAAGGTGCGCGCGGTCGCCTGCCGGTGCCGTCACCTTGCGCAGGCCATCGGTGATGGTGGGATCCACGAAGTGGGCTTGCGCTCCATGACAAAGGCCGTGAAGGATGCCGGAAGCGGAGGCGCCGGTGTGCGAGCCTACTTCGATAACGTCTGACCTGTATTGACGCACCACACGCGCCAGCCATAGGATGTGGCGCCGGTCCATGCACGCGCCGGACTCCCACCATTCGGGTATGAATATGGTGAGCGTTTCGATGTCCTGAAGGCTCAGTTCGTGGCCAGCGTAATACTTGGCCCACAACAGTTGGTTGTCGAGGGAGGTGAGGTGGACGAGGGTATCCCCCGGTGTCCACGGCGACGGAGCGACCGGGGTATGGGGTGCTGACGTGAACAGGTCCACAGCGTTGAACCGCGTTGAGGGCCACACTTTCGCCAGCTTGCGGTATTCGGGGTTCGTCCTGAACACGTGAACGAACGCATCCTGCTCCCAGCAGCAGTGTTGCCGCTTCCCGTAGTGGGACAGTGCGGCCACCCTGTCGAGGATGTCGAAGGCCTGCGGCGTGTTGACCGTTATGAAGTTGCCGCACGAGAAGTATGGGGCATTCTCGGGGGCTTCGCCCGGCGCTGCGCACCAATCTTGCGATCCGATGAACGACACCCCGTCGGGGATGGCAAGTTCATGATCCATGTTCGTCACCACCGTATCGGCGTCCATCCACAAGACGTGGGGACGGTCCACAATGTGCTCGCGTATTGCGGCCACCTTGTGCCACGAGGGGTGAAAGAGCGATCCCCGGTAGGCTTCTTCGGGGATGCGCGCGAAGTCCATGCCCCACCGCTGGGCGTAGGTTACCTTGGAGGGCGTGGTGATCTCCCCCAAGGCGCGGTAGTTGTCATCGTATCCGGTCAGCAATAGGGGGGGCTTCATTCTGGGGTTTGGGCTTGTTGATCCATTTAGCCATGCGTTCAATTCGGTTCGTCCACCGGTGGTGCGCGTAGGTGTGCGCGGCGGAACGCTCGCCCATCTGCTGGGTGGCAACGGGGTTGTCGAGCGCCATCATGATCGCGTCCACCATTTCACCAACGCCAGCGCATTGCACCGCGTGTGGGTGCTCTTCTTCGCATCCGGGGTAGGCGAGGGTGAATGTGGCGCACCCGCAGGCCTGCGCCCTCAGGATACGGTCGCTGGCGAAATACGGCCGCGTGAAGTGGTCCACGTTTACGGCGATGAGCGAGCGCCGATAAATGTACGCCTCCTGTGTTCCCTGCACGGGGCGCACGCCACCGCCCCACCCGGAGCCGTAGAGGGTGAACTCATTGCGCAGGGCGTGCTTGAGTTCAGCCGCGACCTTGGCGCGTAGGTCTGAGTTCGGGAACCTTCCAGCGTAATTGTTGGCCATGAAAACCACGCCGGAACGCTCCTCTCCTCCGGGGTGATAGATGACCGGATCATAACCGATCTGCAAGTATTCCGAACGTAAGCCGTGAGCACGCACGATATTTATGTCGGTCGCGTTGGAAAATGCCATCACATCAACGTGCTTGGCGTATTCAAGGTAACATTCCGGGAGCGGTTCACGCACGTCCCCGCACCAGTTGACAACGAAGGCCCCCAAGTTGCGCAGCTCGGCATAGGTCGAGGGGGAGACAACGGGGCTTTGGTGGGTCTGGACAAAAACGAGGTCGGGCCTGAATGTCCGCGCCCTCTGAACGATGGTGCGCTGAAGAAAAGCCGGTGCCGATCCTGTGAAGCGCGACCCCGTGAGGGTGCGCCAGTTGATTGTACTGACCTCGTGGCCGAGTTCCAGGGCCGCCCGATCGAACTCCGTGGATCCCATCGCGATGTGCAGGATCCTCATCGGTGGCAGTCGAAGCTGTCGAAGTCCCCGGCCAATAATGCCGAGGGCGGGATAGTGAGGTACGGGGGTGGGATCCGGTAGACCTTGCGGCCGCCGGAAAGGTAGGATCGGTGTTTGGACCTGTGCAGGTGATAGGCCCGAACGGTGCGCGAGGGGTTGACGACGCGAAGGCCACAGGCAGCGAGGGCGTGTGCGATGGCGTTATCGCAACCCGGTACGCCAAGGGAGTAGGGGGCGTCGGGGATCACCGGGAGCCGCCCGTAGTGGATCCACGCGTCTTGGCTGTCCGGCCGGTCGCGAAGGAAGGGGGCGCCCTCCCCTACTTCCCAGCGGGAGAGGGCCGCCACCGTGCCGGTCGGCATCCCCTCAAGGGCGTCGAGCCGACTACTGACGTCGAAGTAGATGTCGGCGTTGGCCAGGATGTTGAGGCGGTCGGGAAGGAATAGGTCGAACAGCTCGCTGAAGTGTGGCCGCCCGGTGTAGTCTGTTATCGTGTGGGGTGCGGCGAAGGTGGTGGCGTTGATGCGTCCGGCGCTGGCGAGTTCATCCATGCGGTCCTGAGGGCCGAACAGGTCACTCGATCGCACGAGGTGGAACGTCATTCCTTGTCGGTCTTGCGTCGGAATGTGATGGTGTGCTTTTGCTCGCCGTGCTCCAGTGCCACCGCCTGTTTGGCCTTGCCGATTATCCGGTCGATGATTCCATCGAACGCGTTCCATGCGTCCTTCCCGGCCAAGGCGCGGGCGATCAGGGCATCCATGATCCGTGCATCCTCATCGTTGCCGATCGCCACCAGTTCCCTGCGGGAAAGGCCCAGTGCCCGACTCATGGCGGAGCGGACCTGCGCTGCCGTTACCTCAGCGTGGCCAGCGGCCTCCAACGCGCTCAGGACGGCGGGCACGGCCTTGCGCGGCCTTCCTTTGGGGTTGCCGGACTGTCCCTTCTTGAATGGCTTGAGGTTTTCTATGGTCGCCTTGCGTGCCACTGTTACGCCTTTGTTTTCTCCCCGAAGTCCCTTGGACTGGTGATACGCCCTTGAAGGTTGTATCGAATCACCTCAATAGGGTTCGCGTCGGCCAGGATGACCGGCACTTGGTTCGCCGTTGCGCGTTCGTAGCCTTGGGAGCGCAGTTCGGCCACGATGGTGGACAGGAGGAGGGGCGGACGGCCGGGTCCGCCTGGATCGCCTTTCTCGGCCACAAGTAGTGAGCCGCCATGCGGTTGCTTTTCCTTGCGAGCCACCGGGTTTATTCCGCGTTTTGAAGTGCCATGTTCAACTGCCCGTCGCTCACCAACTTATCGCAGTTCTCCGTATGCAATATCTCCCCAATCTTCACGGCGAATACCGTCATCGGCTTGTGATGGATCGGATGGTAGATGGTCTTGGTTTCAACGCCTCGAAACTCCACGACCATGAGCGGCGCATCCTTCGCGTAGCCGTTGCGAAAGGTCACCGTGTCGTAGTGTTGGAACAGGCGCTTTGCCCAGAACGGTTTGATCTCTCGGTACTCTTCGGTCTTGGTCCCTTCGAGGATGTCGATGAACCAGCGGCGGAACAGGGTCAGGTGCAGGGTCTTCATAGTTGTATGTCGAGCTTCGGGCCGACGTACGAGTATACGGAGTTCGATCGAGCCTTGCCATGTCCGCTCTTGCTTGGCTTGTGATCAAGTTCCGATCGCTTGACCATTAACCAGTTGTTACTTGTTTGGTGCGCTTGCTTAAAGGCCGGATGGGCCGGGTAGTTGTTCATCCGCTGGCCCTTGTTGGCGAACATGCCGCCGAGACTGTCGAGCAACACGAATGCTAGTCCCAAGCCTTGGTAATCAGGAAGCGTGACCACACGGCTTACCCCGTGTATCGCTTTGCCTTTGTCCCGGCCGCTCGATACAGGCCTTGGCAGCAATGCAGCGAAGCACACCGGTCTATCATGCACGAACGCAGCGTAGCACTGTGCCGCCTTATGAAGTTCGGCGCTCATATAGTGATACGGTGCAAAGGTCTTCCAGAGGCTGTAAGGTACACGCGCCAGGGTGACTTCGATGGCAGGTCTACGCCTTCGTTCCGGGCGCTCGACCCGCCCGGTAGCCATGTCCAGAACCCAATCGGGTTGCAGCCATTCGATGATGTCGTAGTGACACGTCACGGCGACGAAACGCTTGCCGGTCTTTCGGATGTGCTTCTGCACGGCGTTGCTGGCGATCTGTGCCACCTGTCGATCCACCACAGATGTGAACTCGTCGATCACGATCGGCGTCCGTTCGTCTTCAAGGAAGTGACGTGCGATGGTGGCGCGGAACTGCTCCCCGTTGCTGAGGACGTGGAAGGGACGTGCCCATGATGGAATGGTGTTCAGGCCGACGGCACCAAGCGCGGCGCTAACCTCGGTCATTTCCTTTTGCGGGGCCAGCGCGTCGATCAGCGCCTTGTCTACTGGCCACTGCCAGTTGATGGGTTCGCCGTAGGCTTGCTTCATCACCGTGGACTTCCCCGAGCCGGAAGGTCCGACGATCATGCCGATGCTCCATTCGTCTTCGAGGCCCGGTATCTCCACGTGCCACTCGAGGCGCTGCTTCTTGCCGATTGGACAATCAAACACACTCTCCAGCAATGCAGTTCGGAAGGTGCGCGGCACCTCGCTTTCGATCACAATGTCAATGGCTTGCATTCGATACCGAGGTTGGTGATCTCTTTGAAGTACTGTTGTTGCTGGGCCTCGCTCGTGCATTCCACCACAAGGCGGAAGTCGGGTGTGTATTCCGTGTTCTGATCGCCTTCGATGGGGTCTTTCGGAAGGTCCAACCCCCAATCCGCCAACTCCCCGGCGTCCCATTCGTTCGCCAGTTGTTCCCAATCGTGTTCCCCGAAGCCAACGTTGTCCTTGATTGCGTAGGCCTTGAGCTTTTCTACCGGCGTATCGGCATCCAGTACCTTGCACGGTGCCTCTTTGTATCCAAGGCTTTCCATGGCGCGGAGCCGCATGTTGCCAGCTATGACAACGAAGATCTTGCCGGACGGAACCACGATCAGCTCGCGCAGCTCCAACATCTCCGGATCATCCTGAATGCTCTTGACGAGCTTCTGGAATTTCTCATCACGGATCACCCTGGGGTTTGCTGGCAACCCGTCGATCTGCCCGGTGTTTGATTTGAGCTTGGATATGCTCAATGACTTAGACTGCATACTTCGCGGCATTGCCACAAAGGTATGTGCAGGTCGGTTACGGCTTCCACGCTTTGACGTTGACGGGCTCCCCGTTGTCGAATGTGCGCCAAGACCCGTCGCGGTCGCGGAAGGCCGTGGTGATGACGGTGACGCGCTGGAGAGGGGGTGCGGAGTAGGTGTCCTCCCGCCATGCCTGGGGAGGGTCTTGCATGGCGCGGCGGATCATGACGTGCGCGGGGATGGACAGGATGAGCGCTGTGCCCAGGACGAGGATAAGGATGGCGTGCATGCCTGCGCGCGCCTTGGCGTCGGCGAGGTCACGGAGCGCGATGTTGTGCTCCTGCTCTTCCTGCGCCAGCCGCTCACGCCAGCGGGCGATCTCTTCGGCGTGTGCGGCGCGGGCGATGTCGCGCGCCCTCTGTGCGGTGGGGTGGATGCCGTTCATTGTGCCTGTTGTTGGGTCAGTTTCTCCAGCCGTTCACGGAGGTCTTCTTCGGCGTCCTTCGTCGCGCAGCACCATCCCATCACCACCTCCATGATCGTGTCAATGGATACGGCCTGCGAATGCTCCTGCGCGTATCGGATCGCCTCGGCTGCGTAGCTGCGCTTGGTCAACTGCTTGGCCTTGGCATCGTCGCTCCATTGGCCTCCGAGAGCGGGGTGGAGTTTGGCCGCGATGCGCTCAATCTCCTCCTCACTGAACCCCACCATTAGGGAGGGCTTGGAGCGCTCGTGGATGAGAGCGGAGGGCACCGGCTTCACTTCCTGCTCCTTGGGTGGTAATGAACCTGCGAACGACCGAAGGATGGCTACCACCTCGAAGTCAGTGCGCGGCAAGTGACCCATTGTCCGATGGGTGTTTCCCCACCACTGTTCGATCTCCTCATCCGTCAGTTCCTTGGGCTGCGACCCCTCCAGTGCGGAGAGGGCGGCGTGAATGAGCTTTGGTGCTTCGTTGATAGAGGGATGGCCGTTTGCTCCGGGCTTATTGCCGCACCACTCTGAGTGGTGTGCAAGGCAATCCAATGCCGCCTCCAACGCTCGTTTTATCTTCTCCATTGGTCAGTTCACTTGGTTGTTTCTACCCTCCACTTGAGGTGCTCTTCCAACAATGGTCAGGTCGGCACGCAGGGCCACCCGGTTGTTTCTACCCTCCACTTGAGGTGCTCTTCCAACAGGAGTTTCATCTTCGCCTGAACCTCACCATATCGGGTGCTGTGGTTGTCCTCCAAAACCTGCCACACATACGACCACCGGCACCACACTTTGCCATTTTTCGTATCCTGCTCAAACAGCGTGACACGCTCGCCATCGATCAGGCCGTCCCACAAATTTACCCCCGGCCGATCAGGACGGGTGCGTAGCTCCATCCCCTCGATCAGCTTGCGGAACCACACGTCCGCATCCCACTTTGGCTTGGCCTTCATCTCCGCGATGATGCGCTCGGCCTCTTCGATGCCGCAGGCCTCAATGGCAGCCTTCAGGTTGTTATCGCTCATGGCTGTCGTTTGTTGGATGGACTTGCGTATATCGTATGTTGTACGCCACCTGAGAGAACGTCAGCGCCTCGGCCAACCGGCTGCGGCAATCCGAACCGCATTTCCAGCAACCGCCTCGGCTGACCCTGAACCGCTGACCAAGGGCCTGTGAACTCATGCGATGCGAAGTTGTAGACCTTCAAGGCGCTTGTGGGCCAGTGCGATGTAGTCGGGGTTCAACTCGCACAACACAGCCTTTCGGCCTTCCTCCAATGCCACTAAGGCCGTAGTGCCTGACCCGCCGAACGGATCCAACACGGTGCCATCCTTCGGGCAACCGGCCAAGATGCACGGGCGGATGAGGTCTGGAGGGAACGTGGCAAAGTGTGCCCCCTTGTACGGCTTGGTGGCCACGGTCCATACCGATCGGCGGTTGCGTGTCTCCCAGGGTGTGTCCGCGATTTTCATCAGGCCCGCTTTGGTCCGGTGCTCTTCCGTGTCGCTGCCATCGTAGGCTGTCACGTACTTGTGCGACTTATTGCCAGCGGTGCGCGGCTTTGTGCTTGCTCGCCCGAGCTGATGCGCCCCCGTCTTTCCGGTGTGAAACTCGCTACCAGCAGCACCCTTCGATGCCGGTTCCTGCATGGCCTCGCTGTCGAAGTAGTATCGCTCCGACTTACTCAGCAAGAAGATGTACTCGTGGGCCTTGGTACAGCGATCGCGCACGCTCTCGGGCATGGGGTTAGGCTTGTGCCAGATGATGTCCTGCCGCAGGTACCAGCCATCCGCTTGCAGGGCGAAGGCGACGCGCCACGGAATGCCGATGAGGTCTTTCTTCTTGATTCCGAGTTCAGCGTATCCGTTGGCGGCTGGTGGCACAAAGTCGCCGTTGCGCTCTGCTTGGTCCTTCACCACCGACCCAACCGTGATTTCTCGCTGAGTTCCGTTACCCCTGTTGTGGCCTCCCGCATTGCCCCAGCTACCGGCGTAGCTATCCCCAAGGTTCAGCCACACCGTGCCGTCATCGCGCAGCACACGGCGCACCTCGCGGAACACCTCCACCAGCTTCGCCACGAACTCCTCCGGGCTGGCCTCTAAGCCTATTTGCCCGTCGTGCCCGTAATCCCGAAGTCCGAAGTATGGCGGGCTTGTAACCACGCAATTCACCGACTGGCCTTCAAGCCTTCGCATACCTTCGATGCAGTCTCCTTCGATTATTCGGTAGTCCATTGTTCAGCGGTTCAGAGAATGAAAAGGCGGCGTACAACACACGCTTGCCACAATGCGCCCCTCAACACAAGCCCACCGCACGGCGCACTGCGGCAAGCTCCACGTTAGGTGCCATCTGAAGAAAGAACGTCATCGCCAAGTGAAAGCTGCTGCTGCAACCCGGCAGGCGTTGCCTCGAACAGCCTTGGCGCTGACTGATGAACCGCTAACCGATGCCGAGCGGCCTTGATGTAGTCCGCGTCGATCTCACAGCCCACAAGGTCGAAGCCTTCAATGTCGCAGGCGATGGCGATGGAGCCGCTGCCCAGGTGCGTGTCAAGGATGCGTTGCCCAGGCTTCGCGTAGTTCTTCAGGAGCCAACGGTAGAGGGCTACGGGCTTCTGTGTGGGGTGGATTTTGTCGGTGCTGGCATTGTCGAACTCGAAGATTCTCGACGGAACAGACATGCTGATCCATGCGTATTCACAGCGACTGAAAGTGGGCATGTACTGCTTCTTATCCCACACTGCAAACCCTCTGCTTGGCGGCAAGTCGAAGTAGTTCCCGCCCCAGATGATTTGATGCACCGAAACCCTGCGCAGCTCAACGAAGTATTCCAGCTTCGGCGCGACATCCCACGACGTGTCAAGCCTGTTCAATGCCCGGTGTTTCAATTTGCCCGCGCCATTGGTCGAGCTTTTATCAAGACCATACGGCGGGTCCACAATGGCAAGGTCGAAAGCCTTGTCCGGCAGGGAGGCCATGTACTCCATGCAACATTGATGGCGCAACTCAATTGTAGGCATGGTGCTGGTTGCCTTTTGGTATCAAGTCGTGACACGGCTTACAAAGCGTTATGCCGTTCGATACATCGAACCGCAGCTCCTTGTGGCGAGCGAACGACTTGATATGATGTGCATTCAGTTTCACGTCCTTTCCATTTCCGCATCGCGCCCCACAAGTTTGGCATGTGTAATTGTCGCGTCCGAACACCCCGTTGCGCCAAATGGAGTATTGTTTGGAGTTGCGATCAAGTCTCTGTTCGCTGGTAATTCCGCCCTTCCAATTCGGATTGCGGCTACCCTTTGCCGACCCTCTGCTTCGTTTCGTCTCAATAGACTTCGCCACTACATCGGCTCGGCACATCGGTTGATTTTTCAGCCGCGCCTCGCGCATTTTGGCTTTCGTCTCATCGCTGTGCTTTCGGCCTATCCATGCCTTGCTTCCGGCGTGGCCCTTCTTGAAACCTGGGCCCCTCCCTTCCGCGTATGCCATGCGCAACGACGCTCGGCCCTTTTCTATCGCTTCTGGGGACCTTTTCCTCCCCTTCAAAGGACTCTGTTTTTTCATGCCGCAAGATACGCAAAACTCCATGCAGTCGGTGTGTAGTAGTTCTATCTGAGGCATCGGTTAGCGGTTAACTTAATGGCCCAAAGACCTTGAAATGCAGAAAATACGGCACCTAACACTGCATTGCCGCCATTCAAATGCAACGGCGGCAATACTTGTCCGTTATGGCCAATGCCGAAGAGCCTCATCGCATATGCTCAACGTAGGTGAGCATGTGTGCGCCGTCATCGTTCATTCGCACCGTGCTTGGATACCGCCAGCCGATGAGCTTTGTGCCTTCCCACAGCAGCCAGTGCCAGCCATCTAGCCCCGGCTCTTTCACGGGCGTCAGCATGGCGGCTATCTCGGCGTCCGTCTCATCGCCCCGCAGGAACTCAGCCATCTTGCTTCGCACCACAAGGCCTACGTACCACTCCTGCCTTGCCTGCTGCTCTCGCGCCAACCGCTCCATCGACTCTTGAGCCTGAGAGGAGAAAGCACTGGCCATAATAGCACGGTTGCCGTCAGCCCATCGCGGGTACTTGGAAACGTTGATTGTTGCGTCCATGTTCGTCGGTTTCTACGGTGTTAGTGAGTGGGCCGAACGGCAACCGTGCGGACCGTTATGGGCAAGCCTACCCCCGAACATCGTTAGAGCCAGTTGCACCCTTGGTTAATGCAGCTTCTGAGCCTTTGGCCTGTAAATGCAAATGCAGCCCAACGGCCTTGCAAAGCGCCAACAGGCTGTTGATCGTGTAGGCCGTGGTGCCTTGCTCAATGCTGGTCACTTGGTGGCGGCTAAGGCCAGCGGCCCCGGATACTTCCCGGACTGACCGCTGACCTCTGGCCTTGCGCACCGCTGCGCCGATTTGTTTTGGGGTCATGCTTGATGGATCAGCCCGTTGTCATCGTAACGCCAGCCGTGATCATTGGTGCTGTACGGGGTGTCCTCGGCCTTGGCCTCGCACTCTTCGTTGGTGTCGCCGGTAACGGTCGCGACGATTACCTTATCCTCCAGTCGGTAGATGTAAAGCGTGTACATGGTCCTTAGTTTTTTGGGTGAAGTTCTACATTGGATCCCACCACCTTGTAAGAATATGCGGCAAGGATGGGCTTGCGAACTGCGTCGATCTGCTCGGGCGTGGTGCAGATGGCCTCGTAAGTGTTGGCCAAATCGGACACGCCTACCATGCCAACGCTGTTCAACAACTCGCGGCCTTGCTCGCCCATGTTGCCGCGCACTACGATGCGGATGGCGCGCTTGCCGTCTTGGGTGGTGTGTTGGAGGCTGAGGATAGGGACCGTGGTGCTCATCGTGGTAGGTGTTTGTTGTTCGTTGATGGCCCAAATATAAGGGCATAGCTCCGAACGGACCAAATAATTAGTCAACCGTTCGTCACAAAGTTCTGTGGGCCGCATTTACCAAGGGTTTCCGAAGGGGGTAGGCCAGCCCATAACAGCGGGTTGGAGGCATTGAAACGACCGCCAACCTGCGGCCCGTTAGGCCACATTACCCATACACGAAGTCTGTCCAGTGAACGATTACGCCCCGGAAGTCCTCGCTGAACCATTGCCAGAACTCATCGGTGCTATCAAAGCCATCGTTCTTTGCAAGGAGGTCTACTCCAATGGCGGACAACTTATGCATCCCGCCATTCAACCCAAGCCAAACCGACCGGGTAGATGCCTCCGTGTGGATGGCTTGGTTGAACTTGCACACACCGACCTTGAACTGCTTGTAGTCCTTTGTACGCACTCCGGTGGCAAAGTGTATGCGAACACCTTTCTGCCATCGGCGATGCTCGTCACGGCGGATGGTGTGGATCTTGGTCCCGTCGAGGATCTTCGGAACGAACTGCTGCTTGAAGCCGAGTACCATGTGCTTAATGCTTTGAAGAGTTTGAAAAAACGTGGCCGATCACCATCATGGCGGCGCATCGCGAATGGATTGATGTCCGGCCGATCCACCCCGTCCACTTCCTGAACGTGGCCGCGTCGATCTTCCGGTACTTCCCCGGCTTCACCAACCGGTACGGAATCCCGTAGAACTCGCAGAACTCGATCCACAGCTTGCAGTCCCGCTCCACAGATCCCACTCCTTTGATGCGTTGCGGCTCCCGTTGGGCGATCGGCACGTATTGGCCGCGCGGATCCTCGATCACCAGTTCCAGCGTGTGGCCGGGCAGGTCGCGGTAGCGTTCGATGCAGTTGAGGCACCACGCCTGGGCCTCGGTGAACGTCATGGTCTCGATGTCGGTCAGGCTGCCGTTGTCGGTGACGGCGAAGCCTGTGTTCACGCCTGGGTCGATCGCGACCACGGTGGTGCATTTATCGTTCATCGTTTGGTAACGGTATCAATTCTCCTCGGCTCCCATTTCTCACAGTGGTGATCCTGGTGCGAGCGTGACCGGGTGGCGTCGTGCATGGGATCCCCGTTCGCGCGGCCCGTGCAGGTGCCGTGCTGGGGCTGCCCCCAGCGGTCGGTCCATGCGCGTTCGGGGTCGGCGTCCCGCTGCCAGTGGCGGCAGTTCGCGCAGCAGGCGCTCGGCGATCTGGCGCGGATTGGTCTTCAGTTCGCGCGCCAGCTGCATCGCCAGGTTGCTGGCGAAGTCGCAGTGGCTGGCCTGCTTCGGGCGTTCGAGGACGATGTCGACGGCGCCGTGGGACGGGGCCACGCTGGCGAGCGCGGCGCGCAGGAGGCCGGCGAGGTGCTGGCGGGCGTCGAAGGCGGGCGCGGGAGGGACGCTGGATGCGGTCATGGGGATTCGCGGAGTGTTTGCTGGGCGTTGCGGGCGTTTCCGATGAAGCCTGAATTATACTGCCCGTTTCCCGTCCGCTCCGGCCCTCCGTGCGCATCTTCC